GATAGTGTGTTTCTTCTAGTGGGCTCAAGTAGTGCGCGAACCTCGCGGACCAGTTGAAGAGAGCGGAACGGATCATCTGACTAAATGCATTGATTGCGGGTTTGTTCCCGTTGCAAGCAACCTACCCACACAGCACCCCATTTGGCAAGTATCAATGGTCACATCCACACAAACATTTGATACAGCGTGCTTTGGCTGTGCTCTGCTGTTGATGCTGGGTTAGTCGAGAAGCACTGCTAGAACTATCGATTAATCAATTGTTTAAACTAAGTCGCGACAGATAAAGCAAGAAAAATACAAACAATGTGTGCAAAATAACACAAAAAACAAGTAATTAAGCCTCTAAATAACATATAAAGGCATGATTTGGCCTACAAAATAAGAAATAGAGCTGTTTTGCTTCTCGATTCATAGTCGCGTGCGGGATAGACCCCCCCTAGGGGTTCATTTTCAAGTCCTTGTGGTTGCGTATAGGCTTCGGAAATTTATGTCATTTTTCTATCGAGGCAGTCCAACCGGCAAAACAATCAGGAAAGCACTGACTAATCAGTGTTTTACATTGATTTGCTATGACCTGATGTTCCAGTTGAGTCCCGTTAGAACAACGTAGATCAATGTAATGCAGCCAAGAGCGGAGTGTTCCGTTCATATAGAGTTTAGTCGGTGTAGCTAGTGGCAACACTTCTCTTGCTGATTCTTTACTGACACCAGAAGATAACATGGCATTATAAAGAAGTTCAGACTGATCGTAGAGTTGACGGATTTGGGAATGGAAGTAATCCACCACTGAAGGGTTTAGATCATCGACACTATTTTGACGGTTTGACTTATCTTGACGGCGAAGAGCAGGTAACTTAGCTTGTTCAGTAACTTGAGCATAACGTTGACTAAACTCTTGAAAGGAGAAACTTCTATGACGTAGGATTTGACTAGCAATACTACGAGTGGTAGAGATTTCAACACACATATTCACCATTTCAAAGGGTGACCAGTGTTTATGTTTGATCAAGTATTTAATTAGACGAGCACTGGTCTCAGTGTTGTTTTGATTAGAGGGGTTAGAGACTCTAGCCATGTAGCTAACAAGCTGATCTCCATCTGTTGTTGCATGGATAAGCTTAACTGTATTCATATGTATGTGTGTACGGTGGGGTAAGTAAGTCGGTATAACAACAGAATGTCCATTACGGGGACATTAAGTGTTATAAGTAAACAGGTTAAGTAAAAAGAAAAGTCAAAGTAAGTGGGGAATTAAATAAGTACTTACAGAATGTCCTTTACGGGGACATTAAGTAAAGGGAAGATTGTCTCCCCTTTTACCCAGAAAGAGGGAGTCCACCTCTCCCCCCTCCTGTATACACACGGGGTTAAGAACTGAAATCCTCTTAAACCCAGTTGGGGACTGAGTTTTTGTCTAAGTTTCGAGCTTTGTCTCGTTGCTCTTTATTCATGCCCAAAACAAGGTGATTAGCGGAGCTTTGAGGGTCATCAATAAAGCCTTGAAGGATGTCATTCCACTCTTCTCGTTTACGTGTATTGATCACTTCTTGAGCTGAGATACCCATAGCTTCTGTGAAGTACTGGACACCTTGACTAAGGCAATCGAGTCTGTCGTCATGTTTAACGGCAAACTTCTCTCTGCACATACGGCTCATTTGGTAGAAGAGCATGTAGAGGAGTCTAGATTCGGGTGCAGCATCTTTGTTGGAGTTGTAGTCCCAATCAATAACAGCGCGATCCACAACAAGCCGATGCTGATTAAGCACGGGTTCAAGGGTGTCAATGATACGTTGTTCTTTTCTGACTGTTGCCCGGACTTCTTCAATTGCTATGCCTTGTTTGGTTTGTAGTAAGTGTTTCCTGAAAAGTTCACTGACGATGCCGTCACCGAAGTTTGTTTCGATGACCAACTTAGTGACGTTATATTTGCGGCAACCTTTGAGAATGTCTAAAAGGGTGTTGTCCGAATAACCGTCTCTAAAGGCCCTCATTTCGTGTAAGTAAAGGAATCCATTACGTTGGGAAATGAAGGCTGCTGCAGTCTCGTCTGAGCCCCTTCCAGAGGGGTCTACGGAGCAGATGGTCTCTTGATATGGACCCCACTCACCTTGGATCTGCATAGGGCTATAAAAATAGTCACCAGGGAGACCAACAGTTGGAGCTTCTTTAATACAGTTTCTAGGATCAGAACACCAGATCATTGAGTCAGGTGCATTGGTTGGATTGACACTAGTAACGATCAGATCAGCCATTTTAAGTGGGAACTTATCTGAGTCAGACAAGCTTGTATCAAGCATGAACTGAAGCGAGAAGTTAGAGCGACCCATCGCTGCTTCTCGTTCGATTAGATCTTCTTCGTTAAAGCGATCAGGATCTGTAGGAGACCAAGGTTCCACGCCTTTGTCTACATCTTCTTGAAGTTGAGGTGCAATCAAGCCTTCGTAGTTAGCTAACTTACGGGGCAGGCGTGCTGGCCAAACAAAGGGTCTGTAGTTACGTTCAGCTAATTTACGGAATACAGTAAAAGTAGTTTGTGGTGTACCTAGGTACATGATTCTTGAATCTTCTTTAGGTGTAAGAATGGATTCAGCCTCTGTACATAACTGAAGTAGTTTTTCCCTCATTAACTCAGTCATTGAGTTACCAGGAACTTCGATGTCATCAAGTACCATCAGATCAGCACGGCTTCCGGTCAGTTGACCTGTGATACCTACTGATTTCACTGAGGGGGCCTGGTGAGGACTGCAATTAATATCAAAGCTGATGCGAGACCAACGACTGTTATCGCCATCGGGAATCATATGTTTGAGCCACGGTGTCTCCATGATTAGTTTTTGTAAAAAGATAGACATATTGTCAGCCCTCTCTTTAGAGGCTGAAATAATCATGATCTTTTTTTCGTTGTCATTAAATAAGGTCCAAAGAACGAAAGCTCCAGTAATCCAAGATTTACCGACACCACGGAAAGCTTGGACCTGGAGACGTTTCGGACCATGCTGTAAATAGTCAGCGATGGCATATTGAGCACGGGTAGGGCTAGGTAGCTCTAACTGTGTCCACATCGCCTGGAGGAATAACTTAAAGTCACTCCTCAGCAGGTCGAGTGTATTCATTTATTTAGTGCTGTATTTTTTACCGTCAAAGGTGAATGATTTCTTACCAGCCTTTTTAGCTTGTGCGTAAGCTTTATCGAAAGCTTGTTCGGCAGTACCTACTTTCTTAGCGCCTACTTTTTTAGGACCAACAATTTTAGGACCGACCCTTAAGCGGCTACGAACTGTTCCGTCTGCATCTCTGGTGTTGTATTTACCTACAGACTTAGCTGCCTTTGCTTTACGAGCTTTGTCCTTTGCTCTAGAGATTGGGTTACGAAGAGCACCTGAAGCTGCTGCTGCTACGAGTCCACTAGCAAGCATGCCTTTAGTAGCTCCACTTCCTTTACCACCGCGTCTAGCAGCCCTAGCTGCTCTGCCTGGGTTAGCAGCTTGAACAGCTTTAGCTTGTCTAGTCTGTGGACCTACACGAGAGACTTTCGGTGTAGCTGACTTAGGTGGTGTCCGCGTAGGGGGTTGATTATCAACACGCTTAGTTGGTGTCCCACCAGTCCTTCCAGTATTACCTTGCATAGCCGAAGGCGGCTTTTGGTAAGGCCCTTGTGGTGGTGCTTGACGTGGACCTGCAGCACCACGTTTTGCAGGATTTGAATCTGGTCTAGTTTGGACTGGTTTAGAACCTTTAGCTGTTCTTACTCCAGTTCCTTTAGTACCTTGTTTTGCTTTTTCTAATTTGTCTAGTGCTACACGTTGCTTCAGTGTTTTTTTAAAAGCTTCTGCAACTACACGGGCATTGCCAGCAGCTGTTGCTTTAGGTGGTGTTTTAGCTGGTGTCCGTTTTGTTTTGACACTATCTAGTGCTTGCTTAAGGCGTGGCGAACTGATCTTGCCACCTTTACCTGTAGTGACTTTAGAAGCAGCTGAGCCTTTCTTACCACTACGTTGAGCAGCAGAAGAAGGCTTAGGGTTGTATTTAGCTGAACTTTTAGAACGTGTTGACCGTGTTGCTGAAGTGGTACGACGTGATGCGTTATTACGTGATTTGTTGCGCGGATCTCTTAAAGGCATTCTTAATTAATATGTTGAAGAATTAGTTGTTCTCTATGCGGATGGAAGCCATACTTTTGCCTCATCCATTCCATCCAATTGTTACTTCCTTTTCCCTGATTACATTTAACACAAGCTGGTACAAGATTGCTTGTAATATCTTCTCCGCCATGAGTTCGCGGATGTACGTGGTCCAATGTAAGTTCATGTAATTCATAAGTTTCTCCGCAATAAACACAAGTGCAGCCAAAATGTTCTTTGATACTGCGCCTCCAAAGGCGCTTAGCTTCAGAGGAATTCATGGTTATTAGGTTGTATAAATAGTGTTCAGGGGTTGGAAGTAAAGGTGTCATCGCATTCGATTTGTTTTGCGAGCCCCTTTCTGTCTATTCTTTAGACGAGAAATGATTTTTAGGTTTTCCCTACTGTTGTTATTTGGATTGCCATCTTTATGGTCAACTTCATGTCCAGCAGGGATTTTTCCCAACGATCTTCGTGCTCTATGACGAGCAGCATCCTCTTTCTTGTGACGCTTTCTGTATGCTTTTAAATAGGTAGCTCTATCCGCATACTCTTTTTTCCAATTACGTCCGTTTGCCATACAACCTCGACTGAACTAGTTCTGGGTCAATTGTTGGCAATACTTTTGACAATTTATCTAGCGGGCTTTCAGCATATTGGACGCCACTAATGTCATTTGTTTTTAGCCAATCACAAGCTGCTTTAAGATCTTGTGTTGTTGCTTCTCCTGCTTTAATTCGTGCAAGGAATTCTTTAGTTACTAAATTATGAAGTTCATTAAATTGATCTTCAGTCGCTTTTTTCTTCATGCCACGGTGAGCGTATATGTAAAGGACCCATTTCAATTGGACCAGGGATAACAGGGTCAGGTGGTAGATGAGGTTTTAACGCCTCATCCACCGCTTCCCTAGCTCTTACTTTTTTGGTTTAACTGCACGAAGTGCTTGAAGCACTAGCTGAATTACACTGTTGGACTTTAAAGGTGTAAGTGCAATGACTTCTGAAGCTGCTGCAACGATGACCCACAGTACGGGGCTATTTAGGATTTCCATAAGTTCCATAAGTTAAAAATTTGTCTAGTTTGTCCTCTATACGGACCATGTGTGTTTCGACTCTTTCCAGTGCATTAGCAAACTCTTGCTTGCTTAGATAGTCCTGTGCAACACGTAGTTCCACAGCATCAATTCGATTATCTACTTCACCAATTTTGGAGTGGAGTCTATTGGTTAGTACGACTAAGCCAGATACAAGAGCAACACCTGCCGATATTGCTGCTTCAATCATTGTTGTTAATTACCAAGGTACTCCAGCTGCTTTTGTGGGTGCAGCTTGTTCGTCAAGTTGAGCTTGAAGGGCTGCTTCTACATTAGAAACAGTTTCTTCGTTTTCTTCGTCAAGCTTTGCCTTCACCCAACCAACAACGGTCTCTTCAGTGAGATCAGCAAACGGTACAAGGGTTTCGGGACGTTCAAAGCCGATTGAACCGTAAGCGCCTGCCTTATAAGTTCCGTCAGTAGCGCTTACAGTGTAATGAGCAGTAAATACATAACCGTCAACAGTTTCGCGGTCAAGTGAAGCAATGTTCCAAGTAGTAGTTGTAGCCATGATAGTTATTTGATTAAAATAAAGAGTGAATTGTTTGATGCTTTTAAAGCCCAGCGTCAGTTAGGCGTTGTTCCCTTAAGGCAGTGGATTAGCTGCTACTTCTTCTTGATAAGCGGCGATAACTTCTGCTGTCCACAGTGCAGCTGCGATAGCTTGTACTTCATCGGGTTGATCGCTTACATCTTGTCCAGGGACAACTACGTTGCGGTGATAGGTACGTCCTACCTCAACACCGTCCTTTTTGATTACGTCAGCACGACGTACTTGGATAACTTTATTTGGAAGAATTTCTTCTTTGTATTCTGTGCGTTCTGTGAATGCCATTTTAAGGACTGCCGACTGGCAGTGATAGATTTAAGTGGTATGGTAGATAAAGGATCCAATAAAATACAGGCCAGCCACGCTAGTTCCAGAGGATAAAGCAATAGTAGTACCACCATCTTTATAACATCCGAATGTATTGGTATTTGCAGCTCCATAGAAATGAATTAGGCCACTGGTCACGTTTTGCCAACTAGTAGTTCCACCACCTCTAGTATAATCAATGCTTGGAGAACCGTAACTAGTATTACTTAAGTTATAAGGTAGACCGCCGATTTGGAGGTTAGCTCCAGTAGCGGATGCAGTGCCAAAATTAATGTAAAAATCAACAGTAACTATGTTTCCAATTTTAGTATACCTTCCAGCAAGCATACCGAAGCTACTGACTGAAATACCGCTGTTTATTTGTGGTGTCCAATATCCTTCTTCGTAATCATCTAGAACTGTTGCTACAGCTGAATCTGATACCCCAGAGAAGTTAACTCCTAAGCAGTTTATTAGATTAATCTGACCAGCACCTGTCAGCTGTACACGACCAGTATGATTGCTACCAAGCTGCATCTGATCTGTAGCATGGTTATAGTCAATATATCCTTTATAATGACGGTGTGTATCACCGCTATCATTATCACCAAAATATAAACTACTGTATTTGTCAGAAGGAGAAATTATAGTTATACCTGTGTGAGAAGTACCTTTTACAACTGCCTGGTTTGCCCAAATGTTACCATCTGCACTTGGGTCAGTTGAACCAACCCCGAGCCTTCCAGCGCTGTCGATTCGCATCTTCTCAGAACCGTCCCTCTCAAACTTCAATGCATCAGTTCCCTGAGTAGCTCCAATGGCGAATTGAGACAATCCAGTAAACCATTCAATGTTCGCATCGCTCCCATTGCCCGCAGCTTTGATTCTTAAAGCCGAGTTGTAACTTGCTGGTTGTACAATTTCTACTTTCCGGCTACTGCTTACTGATGTTGTACCAATCCCAACGTTGCCCAAGTTGTCGATTCGTAGGCGCTCGCTAGCATTGTACTCATCCTTAAATATTAGAGAACCGTTTGCACCATTTGTGTACATTGACCACGCAGTAAGTGCGTTTTCTCTAAGTATATATTTACCTGTATGTTGCAATACACAGTTACCCGAGCTGTCGATTCGCATCCGCTCGGTTGCCTGACTATCTGTAGTAACATTGCGAGTTCCAAATACAAGGTCTCCTTTGCCATATGCTGCCTGACTAGTGCTAACAAATCCGAAGTAGGTAGGAGCGTAATTCCCTACATTGAAATAACCCAGTCCCATCTGCGAATACTCGCCAACGATTGTCGAGCTACCTATAGCAAAAGCACAATCTGACCATTTACCTCTATTGGAAGGCGAACCTTCTGGATAGATGTTAAGCCGACTTTGTAGAGAAGCCGTGGTTCCAAGCGACAGCCTGCCCGAGCTGTTGATTCGCATCCGCTCTGAACCTGCTGTATAGAAAGTCATATCGCTGGATTGATACCCAACGTAGCCTTGATCATTAGCACTATTGCCTAATTGCAAATATGCATTAACCGTAGGACTCTTAAGGAAACAAACAGTGGAATTACCAGCCAAAGCATCAACGGATAAAGTAGCTGCTGGAGAACTTGTATTAATGCCAATCCTGCCCGAGCTGTCGATGAGCATTGCAGGTGTAGAACTTGGCGTTGTTCCTCCATTAGTTGTGGATTGCCAAAACTCAAGTGCGCCCCCAATGTTGTAATTAGAACCCACAAACCAAGTTTTTGTATTTGATGCACCGTGATAATTTGTGTAAGAGCCACCAGAAACCGAGCTGCTGCCTAGTTTTTGTTTTGCTGTTCCAGAGGCAACAACAATGTCTAGGTTTACGCTTGGATTTGATGTCCCAAGCCCCATCCTGCCCGAACTGTCGATGCGCATACGCTCGGTAGAATTAGTACTAAAGCGCATATAGTCGCTATTGTGGGCATATTCCAAGGAACCTGCGTAACTTCCAGCACCACTTGTTGCATCACCAAACCATAAAGCATTAGACCCTGTCGTTGATGAACGAAGAGTTATTTCGGAACTTGCAACTCCATCACCAATACTTAGTGTTTTGCCAGTTAAAATGTTATACGGACTACTAGTACCAATCCCAACTCTTCCAGAGCTGTCGATTCGCATCCGCTCGGAGTTATTTGTTCCAAGAATGTAACTTCCATTTGCGTTGTTTAAGTTATAAACATCTGTACCGTCCGTAAAGAAATAGGCTTTCCTTGTGCCACCAACATCAAGATTCAATAGGGCTCCAGACGCTCCATTGACTTCAAGTATTGTTCTTCCAGATGCTGGCGCAGTAAATGAAGCCGTTCCAATCCCAACATTTCCCGCGCTGTCGATTCGTAGGCGCTCGCCAACAGCTGAAGCAAATTTTAAAGTGTCAGTAGCATGGTCATACGCTATGTAACCCCTATATCTTTCATTACCACTAGTACCATCGGCAAAGGCTAGATAACTTTGACCAGTCGTTGGTCCGTCAATAGTGATGCCACCCTCTGAGCTGCCAGCTACCACCAAATTATTGGCGTAGTAACTACTAGGCGACGTTGTTCCAATCCCAACATTTCCCGAGCTATCGATTCGCATACGCTCGGCATTGTTTGTATAAATAACGAAATTATTACCACCAGAATTGCCGCATCGGACATTGTATGAATTTGCTGCTGTACTAGTTTCAAACCCGATAGTACATAACGTAGCGTTATTTGAAATCCGTGCAGGTACGCTGTCGCCAGTATTTCCTACAACGTGGAATCTGCAATCAGGACTGCTAGTACCAATCCCAACTCTTCCAGAGCTGTCGATTCGCATCCGCTCAGTGTTGTTAGTAGTGAAAACGGTCGCGGCATTCTCTAGGTTTTCTAGGTAAAGAATGCCACTTGTTGATCCCGTAATTCTTGCACCATCTGCAGCTGTGTTTCCTACAGTTCCGTTTGTAAATTGGATCGTTGAAGAACCGCTAGGATCATGTACATGTAAATCATAGTTAGGACTCGATGTTCCAATCCCTACTTTTCCACTTGCATAATTAATACCACCTGTGGCAGTAGTCCAAGGTGTAAGCGGCTGATTACTTAAATCGTTGTACGAGCCTGAAGTTGCAACTGTTGATAAGTCCCCAGGCTGTGTAGCACTGTCAGCCAAAGTGCCTTGTGCTGCTGTGGCGTAGTCGGTGGACGCTGTGGCCGCTGCAGTGCCTAGCGTTGGTTTACCACTGAGGTCGTTGTAAGTGCCTGTAGTTGCAACTGTGGCTAGGTCTCCAGGCTGCGTAGCACTATCAGCCAATGTGCCTTGTGCTGCTGTTGCGTAAGCATTGGCATTTGTTGCAGCTGCAGTGCCGAGTGTTGGCTTGTTGGTTAAATCGTCGTAATCGCCGGATGTTGCGACGGTTGATAGATCGCCAGGTTGAGTTGCACTATCAGCCAAGGTTCCCTGAGCTGCGGTTGCGTAAGCAGTTGAATCCGTAGCTGCAGCAGTACCAAGCGTTGGTTTACCAGTTAGGTCGTTATAAACACCGGAAAAGCCTGCGGGGTAGCTAAGAGCTGTCCAAGAGCTTGCATTCCCTGGACTTGTCCCCGTAATGACATAAACTTTGCTGTCATCATTACGAATAACCCAGTCACCTTTCTCACCAGTGATGGCGAGCATTGCTGTTTGGTCGGCTACGTTTCCCTTGTATTCAGAAATAGCAATGTCAGGCAGTTGTGTTGTATTTAGCTTTCCGCCAATCAGGTCAGCCTTAACGCTTAGGTCGATCGTTACATTACCTGTCGAACCATTGACGCTATTTACTGCGTTTACTTCTGCACCTACATCGATTCCATCAAGCTTTGTACGGTCAGCATTAGTGAAGTTTTGCTGTGTGGCTACATAGTTTGCATCGATGACAGTGTCGGGATCGATCGTAGGTATCGTTGGTTTACCTGTCAGGTCGTTATAAACACCGGAAAATCCAGCTGGATAACTTAGTGCAGTCCAGCTACTAGCTAATGAAGGGTCGCTTCCTGTGATGACATAAACCTTGCTGTCATCATTACGGATAACCCAGTCACCGATCCCACCAGTAACAGCTAACATTAATCCTTGATTAGCTACTTCACCTTTATATTCTGCACCTGCAATTTCAGGGATCTGTGATACAGGTACTTTTCCTGCTACAAGATCAGCTTTAGCCGCTAATTTTGTATCTTCATTGGTGACGTTAAGTGCTAGCTTCGCGTTTACGCTTGAGATGTCATCCTTAAGTGCCAGTTTTGCATCTTCATTACTTACGTTGCTAGCCAATTTGGCGTCAACGCTAGTGATGTCATCTTTAAGAGCTAGTTTCGCATCTTCGTTGGTGACATTAAGCGCTAACTTGTTATTAACGCTAGTGACGTCATCCTTTAATAACAGCTTAGCATCTTCGTTGGTGACATTAACTGCTAACTTTGCGTCAACGCTAGAAATGTCATCTTTAAAAGCGAGTTTGCTGTCAACATTGGTGATGTCATCTTTAAGCGCTAGTTCAGCCTGTGTCGGGATGTCCTTTGTATCTGTCTCTACTACGACCCCGTCGTCTGTAAATGCTAAGGTCTCAACTTTGATTTTACCGACATTGCTAATTTCTCTGCCTGTCATGTTTAGGTCAGAGTACAATCTCGTTTCTTGTGCCTCGAAAAAAGGAGTTCCTGTGTCAAACCACTGTCGGCCATGAAGCGACATGTTGGTATCACGCAGGTCTAAAACTGCTCTTAATACTTGAGTCTGGTTTTTATTTAAATCAGCTGCATTAATTGATGTTCCAGGCGTAAATACAGCTTTTGCCTCTGTTAACGCTGTGTCTCCAACAGCCGTTTTTCTTAAGATTAGTACGTTACCTGTTATTCCAGATGGTGGGGCTGAAGGTGCTGTACTAAAAAATGAATTTGTCATTGTTTGTAAATCATTTTAATGGTGTATTAGCTAAGCCTAAATTCTGAATATCAGGGAATTTAAGGGTAAGGAGGTAGTGCGCCTACTGATGGACCTGGATCCCAACAAACAAAACCAGACGGCAGTACTAGCTGCCAACTTGACATACTTCCTCCACACATTCCGTAGTACAAATATGTGCCTAATACTGACTGTGGGGGATTGTATATGCCTGGGTCAGCAGGAACATAAGTCATTAAATATTTTCCTTCCGCATTGCCACTACAAGCTGACCGTCCCTGGTAGCTGATATCAATTATTCGGATGATATCTGTAATATCAGTACCTACAGGCAGACCATCCTGTGTTTTTTGTAAAGTAAATGTCGGACTACCTACACCCCTAAAACAAGTAGCCACAGGAATTGTGTAACTGTATGTAGGAGGCGTTGGATCTGGATCTGGGTCTGGATCTGGGTCTGGGTCTGGTGGTGGATCTGGTGGTGGATCACCAGTCTCATCGCCTGGATCTGGACTCGGTGATGGATCAGGTGTTGGGTCCGGTGTTGGACTCGGTGTTGGATCTGGAGTTGGATCTGGAGTTGGATCTGGAGTTGGATCTGGAGTTGGGCTAGGGC